GGGGCAATTACTTCATTTGGTTGGAGTTCCTTAACAAGTTCCAATAAAGCTTCTTCTGTAACCAAACTATGCTCTGCTGCTCCATTATCAGCGAGAATAAAAGCATCCGGCTTATTCTTTCTAATATCAAGAAAATGTTGACGGTAGTTTGAATCATTCAGGTAGTGGTGACAAAGAGCAAAGTACCGATCTCCTTGATCCATTAGCTCTAGATTCTTATTTGGTGGAATTGCGTAAAATTTCATTTATGTATTCTATATTAATTTTGTTTCTGTTCAAGTATATATTTCTTCACGTCTAAAATACCAAGATTAATATCTCCTTGCTCTGCTTCCTCGAACGGCTGACTATCTCCCTCCCTAGCTCTCAGGGCATATCGACGTTTTCTTTCTTGTTTTGGACATTCAATCCATAACACAGTTGCTTCAGGAAATGCTTCTAATATTTCTCTTTGCCTCACACCTGAAACAACGAGTTGTTTATCTCCAGACTTTTCTTGTCTCTTCTTAATCTCCTCAACAATTTTATCAAATAACTGCTTCGAATCTTGAAGAACTTTTCTGTCCTCAGTATTTTTAATACTTCTTACTATGTCTCCAACTTCGATAAACGTAACCTGGTTAATGTGAGTCAAAGTTTTTGAATATAAAGTCTTCCCACTACAAAGCTGTCCACAAACAAAACAAATCATAATTTAAATATATATCAAAATAATTCTTTATCCAACATTAAATAATTTTTTATGTTCAAACTTTCTTCAATATTATTAGCTTGTAGCTTATATATACAAAAGAAGAAATTGGAATGTCCTATTCATGTTGGCCCTTGTAGGTGTACGTTAAAGAAAAAGAAGCGTTTAAAAGCTCTTGCGTCTCATCGCAAATAAACTCTTCCTCCGTTTTCGTTGTCCTCAAGAACTTCGACCATATCACAACCAAATGTCTCAGCAATCTTTTCCGCGAGCATTTCGCAACTCATTGCTCCAAGATTTCCTTGATATGTTTCATCCAACCACTTAATAATCTGTTGCTTAAAGTCAATAATCTCGATATCTCTATCTGCGTGTGTTACAGTTTTTTCACAAGCGATGTGAAAGATATGTCTGTGTGGATATTGTAGAAAGTGAACATGAGGTTTGTCGGGAATGGCTTCTACAACACCTGGCCAGTTATGAAGAGCTTCGAATTGGAGTTTAACAATAATAGTCGTTCGCATGGTTTAATTATATAACAAAAAAAGGCCTCTTGCAACAATAAAGTCACAAGAGGCCTAAATTAAGCCGAATTAGGCAGCTACTGCAGCAAAACGGCCCTGCTTGTCGCGGACATTGTAATAACGAGGACGGAGAACGACGTCGTTAGTGCGATCGAGGAACCCGAGGAACTCGTAACGGCTCTGGTTCAGACGCTTGCTGATCATCTTGATCTTAGCAGTCGTGGACAGTCCGGACTCGAGGTTGTTCTTGCCAGTGATAGCCGTAATAGGCTTAATGTATGTGTTGTTCGTATTCATCGACGCCCATAATACCATCTAGACGAATTGAGTCAACAATAAATTTTTTTATTGTTTGTTGGGGCTTAACCCTCAATGGATGTACTATATAGTGAACGTACCATTACTTGTAAATGTATGTGCCCAGAATACATTACCTGCTGAAGTAAAGCTCGTAACGGTTCCACCTGTAGCTCTTTGAGTGGGTGATTGATATGAAAGAACAACTATACCCGATCCCCCATTACCACCCGTTCCACCACCACCGCCACCACCGCCTCCGCCTCCAGTACTGTCGGTTGCATTATTTCCTGTACCATTAGTTATATTTGTACCGTTTCCTCCACCATAGGAACCGATACCAATTTGGTTTCCACCATTAACACCACCTCCACCGCCTCCGCCATATTGAGCAGACAATCCAGTAATGTTGGATGTTATACCAATTCCTCCATTACCTCCTGAGATGTATTGTGCATTTTGTCCAACTCCGCCGGCGCCCCCACCACCACCACCAGGAGAATTGTTAATAATGCCACAATAACCACCATCGTATCCTTGACCAACAATTCCTAACCCACCGGCAGTGATTGGAATACTTCCACCTCCTTGAGTATTACCACCAGCACCGCCTCCAGATCCTCCAGGAAGCCCTGGAGATCCAGCAGAAGCAGGAGAACCTGCCCCACCGCCTCCACCAGTAGCAATAACTATTGTAGAAATTGACGAATCTGTTCCACTGCCACCATAATTATTAAGGGCTCCAATTCCCCCCTGACCTACTGTTATATTGTATGTAGGGTTACTGGATAAGAGGGTAGTGCCTGTAAGAACGCCACCCGCACCACCACCACCCGCGCTACCACCTGCTCCTCCACCGCCTACAACAAGATAATTTACAGATAATGGAATAATAGTAGGATTATAGTTTGCAGCAGAAGTTGTTCCTATGCGTATATTCCAAAGCATAACAATTAAGAGTTCAAGCTCCCAAACAAAACCCAACCCGTAGCTCCTGTATTCACAAGAGTTGCTGCTGAATATTGTTTGAGTGTTCTATAATAACCATCCGCTTGATTTAAGGTTACTCCTGGTCCGGCAGAAACTGTAACTCTTGCTGTTCCTAACTGAATTAGAGATAACTGAAATCCGGTCGGATAGTTTGTATTAGCAATCGAAGCTGTTAATCCTGTCGTAGCATTGGTCGAGCCAACTATACCTCCAGCATCGTTATTAGTTATGGTATAAGTTGTTCCTGATTGAATATTGATATATGAATTACCATAAACGTTCCCTGTTGCACTAATGTCTCCGACTACTGTTAGACTTTGGCCGGATATTTGTCCCCGAGAACTTAAATTGTTAACATATGTGTAATCAGCTAGAGGAGCTGTTATATTAGAACCGAGAATGAATGTATTTGATAAAGAGTTTGTGTTATTACTTTGGCCGCCGGCAATGAAAGAATAATATCCAGAAGCTGTATTATTTTTGCCGCCAGCTACATTGGAATGACATCCTGAAGCTGTATTACCACGACCACCTGCTACATTGGAACCATAACTAGAAGCAGTATTCCCTCTACCGCCAGCTACATTGGATGAATCTCCACAAGCAGCATTACACAAACCGCCAGCTATATTAGAAAATCTACAAGAAGCGTTATTACACCAACCACCACCTACTGTAGTAGCTCCCCAATAAGTGCAAGAATCCTCATTATAATACCCAGAAGCGGTATTATAACAACCACCACCTACAGTAGAATAACATCCAGAAGCAGTATTACTACCTCTTACAGGTTGTATTGAGCTTGTAGTATCGACCAATATATAAGCCTGACTTGAAAGTTTAGAGAATCTTGTATCATTGAAAGAAACAATGGATGTAGCTGAAGTGGTACTCCAGGAAGTATAAGCTTCTGTCCAGCTAGCACTCAAGGAGTCAACTGTGTTAAACGTGCTTTGCCAAATAATACTATTTCCGTTTGCTGTTTCTACGATTCCGTTTGTTGATAAATTATTAACATATGTATAGTTTGGAGAACCAGCGGTTATATTAGAACCGAGAATAAAAGTATTAGTCTGGTTATCACTATTGTTATTCTGTCCTCCTACAATAACAGAATACGCTCCAGAAGCGGTATTATTATTTCCACCAAGAATAACAGAAAATACCCCAGACGCTGAGTTGTTTCCAATAAATGGAACAGTAGACGAGAGAGACTGGGCCGTATTATAACTTTCTTCTAGTGCTTGACGAATAGAAGAAAGTGTTTCGTGAGTAGCTGTTGTGATTTCAATTGACATTGTATATATGTATTTATCGTCGAGGCCCTATATATTCTTATATATTATTGTTGTTTTGGAAAACTTGTATACCAGATAGATATGGCATCTGATAAGGAACAAATGAACTATAACGAGGATCCGTCGACAAGTATGGATTAAAGGTGTTTATTCTAACGTGTTCTGTTAATAATCCGTATCCTGCAGGACCTTCCACTATCACATCAACTCTTCCAGGAATTGATGCTGAAGGCATTACAAATGTAACTAAATTATCATTATTTGCTGTCCAGAGTGATGAGTTAACCTTTGAAGCAAAGAACGCTGGATTATCTGCAGAAAGAGCCTGAAAAGAAGAAAATGGATTTTGGAGAGTTGAATTATACCTAACTGGTCCTCCAGATACATAAACGTTATTGACTTTTGTAAATCCAGCTCCATATAAGTTGAATTGCTGGAATGTTCCTACAATCGTCGATACTGGTTCAACAACTTTTGGCTGAGGAGGAACACCGTCTACTTGTCTATAGTCAGAATTATCTGTATCAACCTGATAAGATGGATCTAATATAAATTCCGAAGGAATTCCTGTAAATTCAGTATTGTAGTTAGTATGTATTGTAAATATTGTTCCGACGTCGTTTGTAGGTGCTGCTTGAAACATCCAACCTTTAAATGTAAATGATAGGTCTGCAATAACCTTTGCTACTTGTGTTGCAGCAATATCATATGGATAACTCATCGCAACATTTCCGTTCCAGAAAACATTAGAACGAATTTCGAAGTCCGGTCTTGCAGGAGTTCTCCATGAAACTGTAAAGTACGGATTAACGTACGGAATAATATGAGAAAGGATTTGATCCATATCCTTTTGAAATCTAGTTGCTACAGTAACATTGATAGTTAAATCTATAGGCTGTGGAGATTGTTCGTTTTTTACTGTACCTGGTCCGGAAGAACTATATGTTCCAAGGAGCTTGTTGAATACTCTGTTCGGATCCCTGGCTAAACCACCAATGTAGCAAGCAACTACTGGAAGTTGTAGGTTTTGGTCTTTATCCAAGAGATCGGCAAGAACTCTTTGTTTTGGAGCATATACTAAACGAGTTTTAATTTGATCTTCGGCTTGTTTATTTTCATTGAAACGCTTTACAACAATTTCTGAAAGTGCTCGCATGAACACGGTTATCATGCTTTCAACTTCAAAATCATAGCTATATACGCCAGGGATAGACATATTATTATTTAATAAAAAACCCAAGCTTTAGGCTTGGGTCTTCTAACGAGTTTAGTCTAAACTTTTACTTCTTTGCTTTCTTCTTGCCTTTTGTTTTTACGGACTGCTTTGCAATAACTTTCTTTTTTGTGGACTTTTTTACAGACTTTGTGACGACTGCTGGCTTGTGGAAGAGTTCTTTTATGTACTGGACGAGGTAATTTAGTGTTGTCATCGGTTAAATTAAAATTCGTCTTCGTTGTAATCATTTCCAAATCCAAAATCTTCGTCTTCGATTGTTGGAATTTCGCCGGAATCATCTTCGCGGAATTCTGGTTCTTCTTCGGAAGGTTCAGTCTCCTTTTCTGTTTCAATAAGAGCTCCGATCTTAGGATCTAATAATTGTTGAGCAGCTGAATTACCAATTAATTTCACAACTTCTTGCCATGAGAGTTCCTTGTCTGGCAATTTTGAAAATGCCTTTTGGAGATCGGAATCGTCAGAATTTAAGTCAGCAGCCTTTGTATAAACTGTCTCTACTTCGGCTTGCTTTTCTTTTGGAGCTACGTTCTTTTCGATTCTTTCTTTCTGTCCTTCAGCGGAAGTAATTTCTTCAACTTTCTTCTTAAGAGCTGCACTAAATTGCTTTTGAGTTACAGGAGTTTCTGTGTTAATTGCGTTTGCTGCAAGTTCGTAAGTAACGCTTCCAATTAAGCTCTTATTGGATAAGCGGTCCGCAAGAAACTTTTGAGCCCAGCCACTCTTTTTAGAGACTTGTTCTACAGCTTTTAATACTTCAGCCTTGAGCTCAGCAGCGGTGTTAATGTCCGGATTGTATGTGTTATTATTTTCAGGAAGAACGAGATTTAAAACGCTCTTGACAAACTTTGCCATTTCTGCTTCGTCTCCCTGCTTCTTGAGAGGCTTCCAGTGGCCGGACATTGGGGCTTCTGAAGCTGTCTTTACAGTATCAGAAACAACTCTTTCCTGCTCAGAAGGATCCATTGAAATAGGGGCTTCGTCGAGCCTAGTTAATACGGATTCGAGGAGAGTGTCAAAATTCTTTGTCATAATATAATAAACTATTTATTCTTTTTGTGTTTATTTTACAACTTGCTTCTTATGAGCTCTATTTCTAATAACATCGTAGATCAGCTTTTTATTGTCTTCAGAAACTGAACTAGGAATTGCATTTTTAACATATTCATAATCTCCGTTGAGAGCTGCTTCTCTGACTTTTGATGCACTTACTCCTTCAATTCCTTCGGAATCTGGATCTCTAGCGCCAGAGGATACTACATCATACTGTTTAAAATTAAAAAACGTGTCTTCGTTTTCTGATTTCGGATTGACTCTTCCCATATCTTTATTTCTGATATGTTCAAACTCCGCTGTTCTATCATCTCCAGCGACTTGAATAATTTGAGTGTATCCTCTACGTTCTAAATCCTTAAGAGCATCATATATCGTTTTGCCTGAATCGAGTACTGGTATTCCAAACGCTTGCTCAATTATTGGTTTCTTCTCTTCAAAAGTAAGAGGATTTTTCCATTGGCTGAGCGTATGTTTTCCTTCCGTGTTTGTTGTGTGAGAAGGTATGATAAAAACATCATTTCCACCAGCTACTTGTTTTAGTTTATTTACAAGCTTTTCATGCCCTACAGTGACGGGATTGAAACGGCCGTATGTAAAAGCGGCTGTTTTATTTTCTTGCTGTTCTATAAAAAATTGCTGAAAAGATTTCATTTTTTGTGTTTACCTTCCATATATTTAGGAGTATTAACTTTAAACATTAAATCTCCAGCCTTTACTACATATCCCTCAACATCCCCGAGTACTCCCTCTACTCTTTGAAGGTCCTTAACGACTTTCTTATAGATTTCTTCCTGTACGGGCAGGAGAGCTTGCCTTACTGAAGATAATAAGACATCTCTGTGTTGTGTTTCAGCTCTTGTAATTTTTTCTTTATTAGCTCTTTTGTTTGCAATAGCAGAGGCTTCAGCCTTATACTGCTCATAATCCGTTGCAACAGCTTTAATTGCTGATTCTGCCTTGATACGCTCTTCTTTTAATTTAATTGGTTCAAACGTATCTATTTTAATACTTACAAACTTTACGTCTTCGTTGTTAACAGCCAGTAGTTGGGATTCTATTTTAGACGGATCAACGTCCCCTTCTATTTTAATAATTCCAAACGTAGACCAGTTGCCAAGCTTAGATCTTCTATAACTAGTGGCAACAAATGTTAACGAATGAGGATCGTCTTTCGCAAAGCCGTTTGGAGTATACATCCACTCTAGCTGAATAAGACAGTGTTTGTCTCCAATGATTGGCTCAATTATATTTTTAATTGGATCGAAGCTTTTTACAAACGCTTCTCTTGCTGGAGGAAACTTAACACCTTGAGCAAGTTGTTCTGCTGTATAAGCTTTTCCAGAATAACTCGAACGAACAAAGAATCCGTTTTCGTCTTTACCAACAGTTAAAGACATTCCGTCTAGCTTCTCTGAAAGACTAGAACCTGAAGGAGAAATTTCATCGTTGTTTTGCTTAAGAAAATTAATGAACTTAATAAACGTTTCGTAGTTCATTGAATATAATTCGGGCTTGTTAGCGGACCAAATATGGGGGATACCGACTCTGTCTCCTTCTGCTTCTAAAAGAACTTGTTTAAAATATTGCTTGAATGGAATCATAAAAATTTTACTCCTGTTGTTTCCTCTGCTGGCTCTACGATCGTTTTAATTTCTTCGTCAGAATAATGTTTTTTGAGATACTTGATAACCGATACTACGTTATGTATATCTTGTAATGTAGCATCTTTTCCCAAAACTTTCTTAGTAACAATTTCAGGATCTGTAGAAATAAGCTGCTTTGTTTCCCTGTCAGACAGACCTTTCATTGATAAAGTTAGACCTTTTGTTTTAGCGATAGCTGCCAAAAGAATATTTCTTACAGACCCTTTGTGAATGTCTTCGTTATTAGAATAATAAAATTTAAGAAAGTCTGGAACTTCACTAAACATAAAATCAACCTGAACAAAATCTTCTGTTTTATTTCCGTTTGAGTCGATAATTGGAGCTTTATAAGCTACTTCGATTCCGGTTTTCTTAAGAGAAGAGGGATCTACTCCTTTAGAAACGAGAGCTTTGATAAATTCGTCTTTGTTAACTCTGTTGCTATCAACTACGAGGTCGATATCTCCAGAAGACTCTTTTTTGCCTGTTGAGCCGAGAACGTTGGTTTCCAAAGGTAAACCTGTAAGTTTTTCGAGACTCTTAATAGTTGGAATTATTTCGTTTTTATTAATTCGTCTGCTGGAGAATATATTTCCTCCTTCAGAAAGGAGTGCTTGTTGATAAAAAGTTTTAAAATTAACACCCAACATATATTAGACGATGGTTATTTTGTGAGCTCCCTGTCTATTTTCAAATACAATTTTAAAATTTAAATACGAACTATGAGTATTATAAAATTCTAAAAGAGAAGTGAACCCTTCAGATACAGGAATAAACAAAGCATTTTTTGTTGTTCTGTTTATTGCCAATAGATATTGAAATCCTTCGTGAGCAGCATACTCGGAAAGGTGTACTGCAAACATTAAACCATCTAACGCTTTTGTATCATGTTTTTGAAGACGAGATGTGTATCCTCCCTTAAGAGCTCTTAAAATCTCGTCATATAGAGAAGAGTTACACTCTTTATATGGGCGAGCCTCAAATAAAACATCTGCTAAATTGTTGCTGAGACTACCATCTGTATCTTCTCTTTGTGTAAAGTTGCTCCAAAGAAAAAGGTCTTTAAGAGAAACAACTAAAGAAGATTCCTTGGAAATTTCTTGAGCTAATTTAGCGTCTTTTGAGGAAGATATATCTTTCAGAGATGATGCTTTAGCTCTCACTTCTTTGAGTTTTTCTCTGATATTTGTTATTAACTGTTTTAAAAGATCTAGTGTTTTAGGTTCGTTGTTAACGAGTCTTGAATTGAGATAACCAAACTTGGGGTCTCTGTATATTGGTATCAAGCGCTCAAGCTCCTTTTGTTTATTAAAGGTAGTATCTAAATTTAGATGTAATTTGTCTGTTACGTATTTGGTATATTTTTCGATTTCCTTATTTACTAACAGAGGAACCAAATTTTCGAGTTCCTTGAAAAAAGCTTCTGTGAAAAATGAGTCTTCTCCAGCTGCAGGCACACTAACTTTTCTTAGATTCTCGATGAAAGACTCAATATAGGCTTTAACACCTTTATATAGAGCTCTGTCAGATTGATATTCTTTTGTAAGAATATCAAGCATTTTGTTACGTAGTGCCCCACCTTCAGCATATTTTGCATATCCGAGAGCCGCTCCACTGATTTTACCTTTTTCCTCTCCGGACTTGGCTGCTTTAATTTCTACTAGTTTACCAGCAAAATTTAAATCTCCCTTTTCTGCTTTTTTTGCGTCGGTTAATAGTGAAAGAACGATTTCCCCCGGTCCAACGTTAGTTCCATCTATAGTTCCTGTTTTTTCAAACAGTACTTGTATGAGACCTTCTAAATTTTTAACAGGAGTTTTGAGTTCCTTTTCTGCTTGAAGGAATATGTTCTCAATTCCGGTTGTTATATTTTCTATAATATTGAATCTATCCTTTTGTTTATCTGGACTGATTAAATTTAAATATTGTTTGTATTTTGATATGGTGCTAAGATCATCCAAGTCAACTTCCTCATCTAAAATTGCTATTCCTAAGTTTCTTGAATTTAATACAGAGTTGTTGGTTTCCCACCCAGCTTTGGTGAGTAATTCATCCGTTACGGTTGAAATAGCATGAGACCTAATCGTATTTTTAATTTGTTTTGCTTCTGTATCTTCTATAGCTCCGAGTGGTACTGCATCTGGGTCTGAAATAGATATGGGCTGATTACCAGTAAATGTTTTTGCAAAAAAAGCGGTTCTTTCTGTTAAAACTTGTTTGTATGCTTCGTTCAACGTCCTTGGGGCTGTTGGTTTAGAACCTTCAGAAGTTCCTTTTAACATTTGCTCGTAAATCTTTTTTAAATTATAGTCCGTTCCCATTTTTGTATTTATTATTTATTTTTTCTTTTTCGACTTATTATCTTTTGGACCTTCGTCTTCAGGACCCTCGTCAGAATCATCTTCATCTTCCATTGTAAATTGGATCCCACCTTCTTCGTTATCCCCGTCACCATATTCAACAAACTCTAAGCCAACGTTTGGTGGCAATGGTACACCAAGAGCACAGATAAATCTTTTAAAAGCATCCATAAGAACCTCTACTGAGGTCTCTTCTCCGTCGATGGAAATTTCAATATTTTGGTGATGTTCTGGAGAAGTATATATAAATTTTACTCTAGCATCTTCTTCAAACTTTGTGTTAGATAGGTCAAACAATGGACGCATATACAGATACTTAATGAAAAAGGATAAGTAATATATAGATGACAGCTAAGCCATCTACAATTTTAAATCAGTATTTACTCAAGCAACCCTCGACGGTTGCTTTCTTTATTTTCCTATGAAAAAACCCAAAAAACAAAAACCCCAACGTACCTCAACAAATCCTGTTAAGAAAATTAATACGATTCCACAAAAGGATAATTCTCCTTATGTTTTTCAAAGGGACAAAATTGCTTTTGATTTACAATTACGAGAACTTCCTTGGACACAAAAGCAAAAGGATATTATTGAGCTGATGACACACAAAGATACGAAAGTATTGTTTCTCAGTGGTCCAGCTGGTACTTCCAAGAGTATTGTTTCGACATATTGTGCTCTTAAACTTCTTAATGAAAAAAGAGTTAGCGAAGTAATTTATATTCGTTCTGTTATTGAAAGCGCTTCTAAATCCCTAGGTTATCTACCTGGAACACAAGAAGAAAAGATGTCTCCCTTTCTAAGTCCCCTCGTCGACAAAATGGAAGAGTTGCTCCCACAATGTGACGTGAATAAGCTAGTAAATGAAGGAAGAGTTAAAGGTATTCCTATTAACTTCCTTCGAGGAGCTTCCTTTAATGTAAATTTCATCATTGCAGACGAAATGCAAAATGCTGAATTTTCTGAAATTCAAACAATTATTACTCGTATTGGTAATTTTAGTAAATTTATCTTCTGTGGAGATCCAATGCAAACTGATATTCACGACAAAAGTAAATCAGGATTTAAACCAATCTTTGATATCTTTAATAATCAAGAATCCAGAGACAGAGGTATTTTTTGCGTAGAGCTTGGAAAAGAAGACATCCTCCGTTCGGAGATTCTAAAGTTTATTGTAGAAAAGCTGGAAATTTACAAGAAATAACTGCTCTTGATATTTTAAGGTTTTGGACTAAGGTATTTATATGGATACCCTTGTAGATTCTTTATCTTCAACAACCGAACCGTTTGCACAAACTTCCGCGTGCTTTACTCAAGATCTTTCTGCTGTTTATTGGCAGGATCCTGCACACAGCACTCTTCAGAATCTTCTTTCTTCGTTGAGACAAGCTAACGCAGACATTGCTGCAGCCAGAGAAGAGATTCCTACAGATCCTTATGATAGATTGAAATACGAATATGGCTGTTTGAGTGCCGAACCTTTTGATTTTGATTCTATAGAAGTACCCGAGGATTTTTGTCCGTTAAAAGCCACAGAAAAATTAAACGAAATTTCAGATGCTTACGCAAAAAAAATTGATTCCCATCTTCAGATATTGTCAGGAATAGATATCAACGAACATCCTAATATTGGAAATGCTTTTGCGAATTTTTCTGAAGACAAATTTGTAGTAGATCAACAAAAGACTTCAAATTATCTTATGTTTATAGACATGATTCGCAACGTCCCTATAAGTTACATTAAATCAAACCCAACAGAATTTACACAAAAAGTAATTACAAAGTATATTCAGCTACTTGGAAATTAATTTTTCGAAAATTTTGGTGTTGGAACACTGGCTACCATTGCCTGTATAGGGGTTTGTATGGCCGCCATGAACTTTTTGGTATTTGACTCTTGAGGGGAAAACGGAGCAGGAAGAGCAGCCGACGGAACAACCTTACTTCTTAACTGTTCTGCAGTATCTGATGAACAATCAATATCAGGAAGTCTTATAGTGTGATCGTGCTTTTGTTCAGGAAGAACATGACTATGTGGGAAGTTGTGAAGATCTATATTTTGATCTTTTACTGTTCCAATTACATTACCTACTGTAAATGTAGCGTTTGTTATATTTATTGCTCCAGTTGCTGTACCACCTTGGTTACAAGGACATGTTGACGTTGCGGATCCGTTAACAGTCATCTGAGCTCCTGCAAGGCTTAATACCATTTGAGTTCCAGGAATAATCCATCCTGTTACTTCCTTTTCATAAGGAATCATTTGATACGCCATGTTCTTAATTTTATCTCCCAAACTATTCTGAGCTGCTGGACCTACTAAATTTTTAATTTTATTAAATTGAGCTGTGTTTATTGCTGTCCAAGCTGCTAAGTCTAAAGCAACTTCAGGTTGTGCTGTTCCACCAACACTTCCGTAAAATGCAGGTCCTGTATGATATTCACTAGGTCCTGATTCGTCCGTATGAACATCTTTAGTTCCAACACACTTGGCTCCAACAAAAGAAATACTCTCTGAGTGAAGATGACCCCCTACTGTTATGTTAGATGAAGAACTAATGTTTCCTCTTACGCACAAGTCTCCATCCGATGTTGCAATTTCAACACTTTTTCCGTTTATATTAACTACTTCGCCTTCTAATGAGAGGGGACCCGTTTGTGTTCCGATTGTAATTTCCGGTCCAGAAATCCTTGTAATACCTCCAGAGATTGTTACAGGACCTCCAGTCGTAAGATCAATTCCTTGAGCACCAGCCATTACTGAAAATTTATTAGAACACTTAATAAAATAATGACCTCCCGGAGAGGCGGGAGGGTTTACACCCTGAATATAATTGCATTCCGCTCCTTCAAAAAACATCGGTGCTCCTTGAGGAGATAAGTCAGATGCTATCTTTTTGTTTCTTCTTCCAGCTCCCTTTAACACAGTGTAAGAAGGAACATCATTCATTCCTAGACCTACTTCTAGTAGATCAGAACCCTGTATGATCGTATATCTATTTCCACCAGCGGGAGCTAGTTTGTTTTCTTCTTTTGTAATTTCTTCAGCATTAGCTTTGTGATTAGCTGCTGCTTCTTTAGCAGCTGTATTGGCTTTTTTTGCTGGATCTTTGATGGTACCTTTTCCTCCGCACGATTTACAAGTGCCTTTCAGAGCTTGTTTTTTGGAAACGTTTTTGTTAGTGAATAAACTTAATAGTCCTGTAGGTAACTTGAGAATAGGAGTGCGCTGTTTAAGACCGCTGACAGCAGAAAAAATTCTACCCTTTTCAATGGGTTTGATTTCTCCTGCACAAAAAGGACATTGAACCTCGTCTCCACCTTGAGGAGAACCTTGAGGAGAGGTTTTAGGGTTTTGGGGAGGGGGAGGAGCTACAGAAGGAGGAGAGGAAGATGAAGGAGAGCTCATGATATTAATTTAATTAAACAATATTAAAAACACAACTATTTCAGATCAGTTAAAGGTTTATGACCGTCTTTAATAAGTTGTTGGATCCTTGCTACAGCATCCACAGCTGGTTGTGAAACATTCCCAATCTTAACATACACGTCTCCCATTGTAACATGATTATGATCTCCTTGGATCCAATCTTCTTTATACCCAAGAGTAGTATTCCAACGATCCCCTTCAACTTGATCTCTTCTACCAAATTTTGAGAAGTATTGATCATGATCATCGTGAAGAGTAATGTTAGAGCCTTGAGGTCCAAATAACATTAAACTTTGTTGGTTTTTGGTTGGGTCGTCTGGACAATGGGTACTATGGGTGCTTATTCCACCACCTTGTAAATTTAAAAATGTTTTGGTTGATGATATTCCGTTTTCATTATTGCTATATCCATCCACGGGAGATTGATATCTATAGGCACTCTTCCATTCATCGTTGCTATATGATGCAGCGAAGTATACAGGATATAAAGGGTTGCCTTCTCTAAAAAAGACCCACAACATTGCTCCGGCAGCTGGGTATGTGAACAAACCTTTTGCTGTGTTGTTTAAATTTTGTGTAGCAATTGCTCCATGAGGATTTGTTTTGTTTACTAGGTTTGTTCCGGATTGTGTTGTAGATATTGTTGCTGGATTACCGAGAGGGTTTTTATCTGCATTTTGCACTGCAGAAATGAAACTATTGGGATCAACGGAGTTTGTGTATGCCGTGCCGCCAACTCTTCCAATACCGAACCAAACTCCTCCAAGTGCTTGGTTCGCACTCGAAAAGTCTCCGTTTATAATTTGTTGATATTGTTTTGGATATACTTTTTCGATATATTGAGCCATCGCTAACGTTTGCTGGGAAGCTGTGCCGCTATTAAGATTGCTTATACCCAAAGAAGATGCTTTTACGACTTGTTCACCGTTAACCTGATAATAGCCGTAGTCTCCATACTTAGCTTGAGCTTGGGCAAGTGTGAGGCCTTCTTTTTCTACACCTCGTTGAACGTTTGCATTATTTGTTTTTGGGTTGTTTGTTATATTATTGTACGTATTTTTATATGCTTCATTGTAACTCAATTCGGTTTCTCCTTGAGCTATAGTTGCTAAATATTTTAGCATGTTGGGATTAATATTGCTTAAATCTTGATACGCGTTCGTATTTGGAGGTGTGGTATTTGTGATTGTAGGGTCGGGTCCCCCAGAAGTTGCATTATCAGATTCGGTAGAAATAACCCCTGATATTGAACTCTGATGGATGTTAGCATTTTGTTCTGAGATGCTAACAGCCTCTGAATTTAGCACTGGTACAGCTGTTGGAGTTTGATCGAAACTGAATGTGTTAGAAATAGCATTTCCAACAGACGTTAGTGCTCCTTGTACAGCACTAGTTGTTCTTTCAAACAAATTCCCTGGAGCTGAACCACCACAGACTGGTGAAGCTGCTTCTGCCCACGGAAGAATTTGTCGCAATTTTGTAATCTGATCGTTTGTTAAGCCGTTTTGTAGATTTGAACCAACACAAGTTATATTTATATCATTACCGTCTTTGTTCCAGCCTTCGTATAAAGTAGGCATAATATGCGGAACAAATATTTGAACTCGGCCACGTCGCTCAGGATCATTGTTGTTTATGCAAATTCCTATATGATTACCAAAGTATGTGTTAGCCATATTAAATTAAGATTAGTGGGTTTGAATTTTTTTGTATGCCGGTGTTTAAATTAAAGTTTTCGGCAGAAGGAGCTCCAAGAGGAACGGGAGAGTTCAAGCTAGCTAATGGATTGCTAGAGTTCTTTTGTTGAAAAATTGGTTGATCTTGTTCAGGTGTTAAACTGACGGGGTATCCGTCTACAACAGGAATATTTGGATTGACGACGGATGGCTCGATCGTTGGAGAGTATACTGCGGTAGTATCTGTAGCTGGTTTATTACTAGAGGGCTTACCGAGTTGAGCTCCAATAACGCCCAATTGAGAACTAAACCTATCAACAATGCCTGTAACAACTCCATCTTGCATAGATTCTAAGGTACCGCCAATTCCATAACCAAGATTACCAACAAACCCTAAACCCGGAAGGTTGCCAACATTTCCGAGTTGCTGGTTGATATTTGGAGGAACTAGATTTGAAACAAGCTGTTGAGGATTTCTTAATCCGCTCACGAATTGAGTTGAACCTGGAGGAAGCATGGATGAAGCAAGAAACGTTGGATTAGTTAACAATCCTATTCCTGTTGAAGCGTAGTTATTAAGGTTTGATACAGCTCCTGTGACGGTTGTGAGTCCACTAAAAGTTCCGCTGATACTTCCTATGACGGAAGACAAGCCATTTAAAACATTTAAAAAATCGTTAATAGCCGACATAGGCACAAGACTATCAAGTAGTCCTTTTGGTCCAAAAATTAAATCTATTATTCCAGAAACAAGACTATCGAGCAGAGAGCTCAGTTCATTCATAATGTCCATCAAACCGTTGTATACATCTGATGCGATAGAAAGAGGAACAGATAAAACAGCGTCTACGGTTGATGCAAGACTTCTTAAACCTCCTAATACGTTTGTGCCAATATGCTGTAAATCAGAAATCTTCAGTTGCTTCAAAGAAGCTTCTAACCTATCTGTAAATCCTGGATTAACCTTATCTATGATATGTGCTAAAGACTTACCAATAGCTGCTGGAGCTCCAAGCGGAGTTGTTACAGGATTTGAACCAGTTTGTCCCGTCTGCGAAGAAACGGGAGTCAGAGCTTTGTTGATAGATTGCTTGAGACTCTGTATGTTTTTTGTAAGAGCTACATTCGTTTTAGATATACCTCCGGCTATTGTGTCTGTCGTAGATGTTATTCCTACAAATACATACATCTCAACAGCAAACAAAGTGCGGATGAGATTTTGTGTATATTTGTCTAGATCTGTAAAGTTTAAATCCTCAGTTGCGTTAGTTATTCCTGGCAGAGTTATTTTAAATAACTGAGCTATTTTCAATGCTGCTGTTGGATTGGTTTTATATAAAAGTAATAACTTTTGAATAGTTTTTTGTGTAGTTACATAGCTCGTTCCAACTGTAGTTGATTCGTAATTATAATAGGAAAAAGCCATAAAAATTGTGTCTACTCCTTTATTTATAAACACTCTAAGATAATTAAACGAAATTATATGACATCGAAACAACACGAAATAGAAGCAATAGTTGAAGATTTAATTGAAAATACAATTTTTGACCTATTTGCTGACAGTTTTTCTACAGTAAAAGAATGCGAAGTAGCTCTAGATATTCTTAGACACAAGTTAGATGAAGTAGAACCTTCTACGTTCAAGGAATTTTTTCACTAAAAGAGATAAATAATATTATGTTGAACAAAGACGCATACCTTCTCGAAAGAGCTTATCTTTCTATTTCTCAGCCCGTTCCTTCCACTCCTGCAGACGAAGAAGGTATAGAGCCTGAAATGGTTCAAAACGACAATTTAGAAATGGACGGCGAAGTTGGCGTCGAAGTTCCAGGGCATGAAACTGCTGGAGTTGAGCTATCAGAGCCTGAATCTGATTTACATGCAGAAGAATGCGAAGAAGATTCGATGGCTGTAGATAATCTCAATTCCGTTCGCGAAAGTACAATGAAGATCGCTCAGTATTGGGAAAAAGGGGGCCATCTTGAAACGTGGCAGCAACAGAAGCTTGCCATTGTAATGAACACTTTGGCTGAAATCGCTAGATCTCTCCGCTAAGAGTCCTGGTAGGTTCCTTCATCAGTCGTCCAAACGACTCTTTTAAATTCAAAGTAGCGAAGAAGGTTTTCACAAGACATACAAGGCTTTGCTAAAGCTAATTTCTTGTTTCTGTCATATCGTATATTAACGATAGTACATTTTTTAGTATCTATATTAGTAAGTTTTTTAAGCTTATTAATAGCATTAAACTCACTACAAATATGTTTTTGTGTGGAATAGTCTTCTCCGGTTATCTTAGAAATTTTTCTGTTTTTAAGATTTGTTGGGTGAGTCTTTGGTAAATTTGAGCCAATAGCAACAATTCTATTCTTATATAGAATAAACGAAGAATGATGACACCTTCGAGGATTGTCCCAGTCGATTAATGACCTAGCAACATCCTCTAAACGCTTATACTTTGAGTTGGACACATTCGATGTCATTGAATTTAAATATTTCTAATGACATAGTATCCCTTGAATATACTTCAGAGTAAACAACTTTCTTTATACCGTGAGCAACGATGTTTGTAGCACAGGAACTGCAGGGAAGTAGATTGCAAGCGATTAAACGGCATTCTCCGCGTTTTATAAGCGCTAATACATTGCATTCAGCATGTACCATATAGGGACGTCTTTTGTCTCTGTCCTCCCAAAACCCATCCGGAGCAACCTTTCCTGGAGCAAGTCCGTTATAAGCTACTCCAATAACTCTATTATCATAGTCTAAAGCACACGATCCTACTTTAAAAAACGGGTCTTCTGAACGAAGTGCTGCCACGCTAGCAATCCTTAAAGCATATTCTTCCCAGGAAATTCTAGAATTTGTCATCCCAACAGAATACGACATTATCCAACTTTTGCAACTTAAGGACGATATTATGTACCATTAGCTTTTCCCAAATCTTATATTTGTTAACAGAAGGACCCTTCATGCAAGCAATGTAGTAGGTCCGTTCAGGGTGTTTTGTGATATTTGTTTTGAGTTTTAAGAGCTCTTCAAAAAATACTGCAGAATATTCTTCTGGTTTATAAAACGAACCTTCATCAAGATCTGGAAATTTCTTAACAACAAAACCAATAGATTGGGGATGGTCTCTGAGAAGGGATGTTATTTCACAACCAACTCTTTCTAAGTTATCTGGAAAGACATAAAAAGCTGTAGGATTACTCTCAAGAAAGTCTCGAGTTATTGCAACGTTTTCGTATTTTGCCATGTAATTACTTATGTGTTTTAAGTCCAAAAAAAGTCCCGATTGTTGGCTAACCACACTAAAACTGCGGTGTCAAGCGTTTTAATTTGTTGTTCAAGCTTGTTATAATTTCTGTATTTTTCTTCATAGGAAAGCTTGTTAGATTTCTTAGTTGCTTTTGAAAGCTCAATATCTGATTTGTCTTCGAGTTTCTTACGACCTTCTTCAATGTATTTTACGTTCTTCTTAATCTCGTTATAAAATTGTTTGTGGGATGGTTGTGATTGCCAATTAACAAAACCATCAACTACTTCTTCGTACCAAAAATCAAGAATAAGAGCAAAATTAGAATCGACAACCAGTGAACAAATATCTTTATATTCATGACGCTTACAGGACTTGCGCCACCGAGGAAAGTAAGGCTTAAAAAATCTTTTTGTAGTGTATTTTACGTCTTGGTATTTCATATACCAGAGCTTTAGAAAAGCATATACAGGATTGTCCCAACTAGATATCCAATGCCTAAAAAACCATTGAAAGAAATATTCTTGTCGAACAAAAGCATAAAATTTGTCCCATTCCGATTCTTTCTTTTTAAAATCTCCAAGATTTACCTGAAGACTAAACGGAACAAGATACCAACCATTACGTTCCCGTTTTTCTTTTGGAAGAGCTTTATAATCTTCTACAGTATAAACACTACCAGCTTCTTGTGGAAGCATAAATTTAGAACTAAACAGACGCTTTTTAAACATATAAACTATGTTCCTACAATCTATATTGAAGGGCAACAGCTTATTTTAATGTAAGAAGGTACTTTAGTCTGTTAACAACTGCAAGAATTTCATCTCTAACATTAAGAAGATCAGTGTCCTTTTCAGGGTTTAACTCTTCTACAGCTGATGTTGAAAGGTATTCTGTAACTTCGTTTAAAACGTTATCAATATCTAAGCTATCAGTATTTAAAAGCTCTATTGATGTACCAGGAGACAGTGATAATTTTTGATACTTTCCAGAATAAACTTCTACTAAAGAATCAATTAAATCATCCAATTCTTCGTATGTCTTACCAAATGCTTTATGTCTAGCAAAACTATCAGTCTGCCAATGGAGTATTCTTAACTGATTCTGAAATTTAACAAGATTAAGAATAGTGTTTTCCACAAACTAAAAGATATTAGGGATTAGGGCCAAATGCTCCAGGAGTACCGATTGTTCCAGAGAAGCCGTTATTTGTTCTGTTTGTTAAGCGCCAGAATTGATAAGCAATAGTTGCTTGAACAGTTGAAATTGTTCCATTGTCCTTAACATCGTATGCAGTGTCAGCAAGAGACTGAACATAAGAACCGAATAAGGTATATTCTCTCGTAGGTGCACCACTCTTGTCAAGCAACCAAAGAATTACATCACTTCCCTGTGCAGGTGTTGCGTAAGTTCCAGTGGTAGTACTATCACTGAATGTGTTGAAAGTACTAGCTTCAAGTATATCTCTAATTCTATAACTTTGGTCACAGCGGAAAGTTACATTGTAACCTGCAGAACCAGGATAGGAAGCGGTACCAGGAACGTTAAACTGAAGACCCATGTAAGGAACTTGGATGTTGTTAATCGTACGACCAGGAAGAGAAGCAGTTTCAACATAAATCAAGTCTCTAACTGGATCTAAATTTAAGTTTCCAAATTTGACTAATTGGAATTGAAATAGACGAGCAAAGTCTTGTTGCTGAGCTGTTCTGTAGAATGTTTGGATGTTGTTTGCCATATGATTATTTAATCGTTATTAGATGAGTTCTTGGAAGTTTTGTCCAGTACGTGTTGCGATAAAGTTAACTAAGATGAACTCGGCTGTTCTTACAGGCTTCAAGTAAATATCAACAATAAGTTGATTTTGATCAATGATGTCTGGAGTATTGTTTCGTTGGTCTACTACGATCAGATAGTCATAAAGACCTTCTGTGTTCTTAGCAAAGTCGAAGACTGGAGTAATAGTGTTCTTCAAACGAGTTCTTGTGAAATCCGTATTGGGTTCAAACACAAAGTACTTTAAGGATCTCTGAACAGAACGCTCAAGAGACAGGAAGAGTCTTCTTACATTAATTCTGTCAAAAGCTGTTGGCTTTGTCTGGAGTGTCTTCTGACCGTATATTGCATAGCCATCTCCATTAAAGAATACTACTGGGTTTGCAGCAATTTCGTACAATCTGTCTCTTTGCTTTTGATTTGGATTGAGAGCGATGTCTATTGCAGTAAATGTTCCACGGTTGAGTCCACCTGGAGCAGACCAAGGCTGTGCAACTTGATCGTTTCTAGCAAATACTGCTGCAGCATAGCCTGAGAAAGGAACCCATACATTTCTATTTGTGAAAACATCATTTACCTTTACCCAGTTAGCGTAAGCGGCAGCATAGTTTGAACTGGACTGTCCAATCTGAGTCTTAAGATTATTGAATATTGTTGTAAATGTACTATCGCTCTGATCGATAACTTTGCTGTCGTTACCGCTGACGAAAATTTGTCTGGAAGGATCGACAATTGCAACACAATCTTTTCTTGTGTTTTGAGCAAAGTTGACAAGTTGGTTTGCTACAGCTGTCCAGTACTGGTTAAGGGCAGATACATCAGAGACAAACAGTTTTCCATTTGTTTCGAAGGAGGATACTCCTAAAACTTGCGTTGTTGAATAAATTGTAGAAAGTCCAGCATCAACGATAACGTCAACTGTTGTGTTTTCTGTGGATTCGATTGTACGAAGAGCCTTGTCAAGCTTCTTAGTAACGTCACCGATAACCTTTGTTGTATCAAGGTCAGCTACGACTGGTACATAAGTTCCGAGAGGGAATAAAGCCTTGGCACTAGAATTAACACTAAGCTGGGCTCTTGAACCTGTACTTGTATTATACCACTTAGCTGTAGATACTGATGGATTAATATATGCTTTGATTGTTGAAGAACCTGTATTGACAGTTTCTTCTAAGAAAGCATTTGCAAGAGTTCCACCTGTTGGGCTTGTTTGGAGTCTTGTGGAGTCGAGTGAGCCTGTGAACTTTTCAACATTAATAATCGAAAGTAGGTTTGCATCAACAGTTGAGCGACGAACCTTGAACACCCCCAATGAAGCGTGATCAGAATATTCGTTTGTACCAAAGTCATAAAAGCCTGCCTTTTGTAATCCTTCTGAAACGCTTAAAACTCCTCTGTCACTATCAATGTCTGTTGCTGATAGTTGGAAATCAAGTCTGCTTGTCGATGCATCAGATGCTGTTGCTAAAGTTGTTTGCACACCGTTTGCAGAGAGTGTGTTGATCTTTGTTACAGAATTATAATTTACTGAATCCCCAGAAAGACCTAAGTTGCTAGCAAAACCAACATAGTAACCTTCTCCAAGCTCGTTAATGGATGTCTGAAGATCGTTAAGAACGATAAGACCGGCAGTTACTTGATTTTGTGCTCCGACAGCGCTGAACCCTACGGTTGAAGTAAGGGCCGATGTTGCTACCCAAGTAAAGTTGCCCTTTTGGATTGCTTCGTAAGCTGAAACAGAAAGGGTTTGTACTGTTGGTGCACCAAGTTCCCATTGGACGTCTGAATAACCAACAATAGTGGCTGAGAGAGCGCCAGTACCGGATAGAGGAGTACCTACTCCACTGGAAACTGCTGGATAGAAAAGACCGCTGTAAGCATTAGCGAAACCGTTTCCGGAGTCAGCACCATACGGAAGACGAATTGTTGTGAGAGTGGCTGGAGAGTTTAAGACTTCACGGCAAGTATAATAAAAATAACGTTCAGCTGAAGTAACAGGTGTTCCGTAGATAGACTCAAGTTCACTTACAGAAGTAATGAGAAGAGGTTCTGTGGAAGGACCTTGAGGAGCAAAGCCTGGAA